CACACTTGGTCAAACTGTAAGCGATGGTAGTGTTTCATGGGAATATACTCCTGTTCCAGTATATAATCGTGGTATTAGCACAACTGCTTCCAATGATCAATTTGTTATTGCTCTTGATCCAGGAAAAGCGTATGTTCAAGGATACGAGTTAGAAAAAGTAGCAACAGAATATTTGTATATCGATAAGTGTCGCGATTCTGAACATATCGTTCAAGTAACACAAGCATTCCAACCAGCAACAGTTGGAAACTATGTTTTAGTTAACTCCGTAAACTCAGTACCATTCGTTGATACATTCCCAACAGTTGGATTGTATACAAACTTTACCACTACTGGATTGGCTACTGCTCTTCCAGGAGTTGCTCCATCAGGTCTCCAACCAGGAACTATTACAACAACTACTAGTTCGGCAACAGTTACTGGAACTTCCACAAAATTCTTAACGATGCACGCTGCTGGCAGCATTATCCGTAAAACTGATGGTACTGCTATTGGTACTGTATTGAGCATTGCTTCTGATACTTCTTTGACTTTAACTGCTAATGCAGCTTCAGCAAATACTGGTATCTCATATATTTCTTCAAGACAAATTGGTACTGCTCGCATTCGTTTCATTGAGTGGGATAATGGAACAATCGGAACAACAGCTGCTCAGTATAAACTTGGTTTGTTTGACATTAAAATGACTACTGGGTACGACTTTAAGCGTAATGTCAAATCAATTTACTATGATAATTCAGGTGGCGGTGCTGTTGTTGATTTTTCTGCCGATATCTTTCCTGTTACTACTCGTCTAAGTGGTGGAGCAACAGCTTCTTCTAGTACTACAATTACTGGTGCCACTACTCAGTTTCAAACAGATTTAGTTGTTGGTGATTATATTTCTCTCGGTGGATCGTATATCAGTGGAGTATACACTGGTGGAACATATCGTCGTGTTATTGCGATTGGCGGTCAACAATCTATTACAGTCGATCAAGCAACAACTGTATCTAATGTTACCATTGATAGAATTAGTACAACAATTTTAGAACCACAAAACGAAACAATGATTTTTAAACTACCATACTATGGTATTAAATCATTGACAGCTGCAGATGGAACTACAAACAGAACAACATACTACGCTTATCAAAAGTTTGATTCTGTTTCTCCAACAACCGATAGCACATTCTCTAAACTAACTTTAAGCACATCTGCTGGAGTTTTTGCTCCATACGGAAAAAACAATTACATCTTTATTGATAATACAACTGGAGCAATTCTTGAACCAGCAGATTATAATGTTGGAACTACAACTGCATACTTCAGATTTACTGGAACAACTTATGTCGGTAGAAGTTTCAGTGTAATCGCAACTGTAATTAAGACACTTTCTGCCAATACACAGAAATCTAAATCTATCAATTCAGCAACAGTAACCTTTACATCTCAAGCTGCTGCACAAACAACAATATTAAGTCTTGGTCAAGCTGACGGATTTCGTGTTACCAGTGTTATGATGGATACTGGAACATTCGCAGCGCCAACAGGTACTTACTCAATTGATATTAGCGATTACTACACTTTCGATAATGGTCAAAGAGCAACACACTATGCTCTTGCAAGTTTGAGTTTAAAACCTTCTTTTACTGTTCCAAATGCTCCAGTTCAAGTTAAATTTGAATATTGGACACATAGTTCTGGTGATTATTGCTCAGTAAGTTCTTATCCTGCTGATTACTATAAAAAAATTGGCTCATATAATAGTATACCATTGAGAGATACTATTGATTTTAGACCTAGAATATCAACTGATGGTGTAACTTTCGACACAGGTTCAAATCTAGTTCCAAAACGTGGCCAAGAAATTCAAACTGATTTTTCTTATTATCTTGGAAGAATAGATAAAATTGCAATAGATAAGACTGGAAACTTTTTCCAAATTAAAGGTACGCCAGCACTGCAACCAGTAGAACCACCAGATCCAATTGATGCTATGGTGTTGTATATTGCAAATATTGAGCCATACACTTTTATGACTCCAACTACATCATCAAGCGTTAATGTTAGAAAAATTGAAAACAAACGCTATACGATGAGAGACATTGGTAAGTTAGAACAAAGAATCAACAATATTGAATATTACACATCATTATCTTTGTTAGAGCAACAAACTGAATCAACACAAATTGTTGACTCTGTAACTGGATTAAATCGATTTAAAAATGGATTTATGGTCGACAATTTTAGTGGACATAGAGTTGGTGATACATTAAATGTTGATTACTATTGCTCCATTGATATGGAAAATAATATTCTTCGCCCATTCTTTTCAATGAAGAATGTGAATTTGATTGAAAAAGTTTCGACAGATGCAGCAAGAGCAGCAGCTAATTACAAAATTACTGGTAATTTAATTACTTTACCATATACAACAACTCCTCTTATAACGCAACCATATGCTTCTCGTTTAGAGAATGTTAACCCATTTGCTATTTTCACATTCCTCGGTCAAGTTAATATGAACCCAGGAAGTGATATTTGGTTTGAAACCGATCGTCGTCCAGATATTGTTCAGAATCAAGAAGGCGATTTTAATACTATCGCAACTCTTGCTGAAAAGGCAGGAGTTCTTGGTAGCGTTTGGAATTCATGGCAAACTCAATGGTCGGGTACGCCAGTTGTTACAACATCATATAGTGGTTCTCTTGCAGGTGAAGCGCAAGCCAGAGGATTAACTGGACAAAGTTGGTCTACCAATGGTGGTTGGGGAATTGAAGCTGGTAGTTATACTTTTACAGAAACAACTGCTCAGGTTCTCAGTCAAACAAGATCAGGAATAAACACAAAAATCGTTGCTAAAATTGATACTCAATTAGTCTCTGATCGTGTTCTTTCCACTGCTGTTATTCCATATGTTCGTTCAAGAAATGTTTTAATTCAAACAACTGGACTAAAACCAAATACTAAATTCAATGCGTTTTTTGACAATATTCCTGTTGATTCTTATTGTACTCCTGCAACTAAAATTACCTACATTCTATATGAAGCAGATGGAACAACTGTAGATCAAACCACAGCTACTGCAGTATTCGATTCTTCTTCAAATGTTGGCGCAAATACAACAGAAACAACTCGCCTAATTAATGGCGATTCAACTATATGTTTGAATACTGGTGAGGTGATTACTGGATCTACTTCTGCAGCAACTGCTGTTGTTGTTGGTACAGAAAATATTTTGAATGATGCTGGTGTGGTTATAACAAGAAATGTATATGTTGTTAACATCAAAGGAACTTTTACTGCTGGAGAAAATATTACTGGTGGTATTACTAATATTGTTGGAAAAGGTATTACTGTTGGTACAGTCAAAACAGCTGGAAGTTCTGTATATACTGATGTAAATGGTAAAGTTCAATTGTTGTTCGCCATTCCAAATACAGATATTGTTCGTTTTAGAACTGGTCAACGTGCGTTTACTCTATCAGATGCATCCACTTCTACTGATATAACTTTTACTAGTAGAGGTTCTGGTCAATACTATGCTCAAGGTGTTCTTGAAACAAAACAAGCAACATATATGTCTACCAGAAATGGTATTCTTGTTCAAACTCAAGTAGACGACAGCAGAACTATTACACAAACAACTACAAGAAGTGCCAGTGGCGCAGCATACTACGATCCTCTTGCTCAAACTTTCTTGGTAGATTCTCCAGGTGGCGCATTCTTAACATCTGTTGATTTGTTCTTTGCAACTAAAGATAAAAACATTCCTGTTCACATTGAAATTCGTGAAGTTGTTAATGGAAATCCTGGAAAAACTATTCTCCCATATTCGGTAGTAGTATTGAATCCAGAAAAAGTTAATATCTCAACAAATACTGTAACATTGCCAGATGGAACTATTGTTCCAAGTTATGATACACCTACTACCTTTACCTTTGAGTCGCCTGTTTACTTAAACAATGCTACGGAGTATGCATTAGTTGTCGCTTCTGATTCAAATAGTTATAAAGCATGGATTGCAAATATGGGTGATGCAATCCCAGGATCTAGTAGAATGATATCTGAACAACCTTACGCTGGTGTTTTATTTAAATCTCAGAATGGATCTACTTGGACTGCCAATCAAGATCAGGATTTGAAGTTTACTTTAAATCGTGCAGTATTCTCGACTAACACAATTGGAAATGTTCAGTTTACCAATGATGTTATCAATAAAGTAGTTTTGGGTGCTAATCCATTCGAAACAAATACTGGTTCTGCCAAATTTAAAGTATTTCATACAAACCATGGTTTGGCAGCAAGTTCTTATGTTACACTATCGAACAATGATACTACGAGAATTTATGGGAATACTGCAACTGGAACTATTACTACTACAACAGGAAGTCCTACTGTAAATGGAGTATCAACTCTATTTGGCACAGAAATTGGAACTACTACAACTGGTCAGGGTGCTGTTCTTTACACAAATGAAACTACTCCAAGATACATTGGTGTTGTATCATCAGTAACAACCAGTAGCAATACAGTTCTTACATTGGTATCTAATGCTGCAATAGCATACAGCGGTGGTACTTTTAGAATTGCTGCAGCGGTAAATGGTATTCCTGTTACTGAAATTTATGGTCAAAAAACTGTATCTACTGTAGTCGATAACGATTCTTATATTATCGCATCTACAACAACTGGTAAGAAAACTGGATATGGTGGTGGAACTACAGTAACAGCAATTGGAAATTTACAATATAATGCTGTTCAACCGCAGGCACAATATCAAGATTTTGCAGATACTACTGCAACATTCTTTATGCAAACCACATCTGGAGAATCAATAAACGATACATCTGGAACTCAAACTCCATATGTCCTTGATACCACATCAAATGGTACTGGTTATGTTGGTGTTGCTATAAATGATACAAATTATTTCTCTACTCCAAGACTGATTGCTTCTGCTGCGAATCAAGCATTAATGTCTACAGTTGGAAAATCTGTTTTCCTTAGTTGCAAAATTAGTACTACTAATGATGCAGTTTCTCCAGTTATTGACTCAACTAGAATGGGATTGATTGCTGTTAGCAATGTTATAAATGCTCCTACAGAAACAAATCAAAACAATGGTGATTTAGATAATATCACATTGCTGTCTGGAAACACAAACATTGCCTTTACCACAACTGGAATTTCTTCAACTAATGCTGCAGCAATGGCATTATTGGCAACTCTACAGGTTGGTAAATATATTACAATTACTGGTTCTGGTACTGCTGCAAATAATGTTACAGCTGCACTAATAACTGCTGTGGCTTCTGATGGATCGTCTGTTACAATTACAAATGCCAGCGGATTTACAGTAGTTGCTGCTGGAACTGCAATTACAGTAGTTTATAGAAATACATTTATTAATGAAATTTCTCCATCGGGCAGTTCTACACATAGTAAGTATGTTACTAAAAAAGTTTCTTTGGTAACTCCAGCAACTACTATTAAGATTCGTCTTTCTGTAAACTCTCCAACATACTCTGGTCTTGATGTTTACTATAAGGTAAGCCCAGTCGGAACTAAGAATGCATATTCATCAATTAATTATACTCTAATTCAACCAGATGGATTATTCCCTAAAGTTCAATATGGCGACAATACATATACTGATGTTGACTACACATTGACTAATATGACTCCATATGATGCATTTACTGTTAAATTGGTGTTTACTTCTACAAATAGTTCTGAAGTAACATATGTTAAAGATTTACGAATTATCGCTGCGTCATAATGGAATATTTACAGGTTGAGGGAAACCCCTCTTTAGTGAGAGATGTGCGTTCTCATGCTATCGTTAATTCCAATAAATCGGAATTTGAGACATACATCAAAAATAAAAACATTATGCTAAATAGAGTTAATGAAGTTGAAAAGCAAAACGAAAAGATAGATAAACTTGAAAATGATATCAACGACATAAAATCTATGTTGCAAATGTTGATCAATAAGGAAAATTAATGGCATCAATTACGCTACGCACTGTTAAAGGAAGTCCTCTTTCCAATCAGGAGATGGACGACAACTTTAACAATATTAATGTTCAATTATCTGCTGCTCTACCTGCATCATCTTACACTGCAGCTGATGTTTTAACAAAATTAAAAACAGTTGATGGAGTTGGTTCAGGATTAGATGCTGACTTGTTGGATGG